GTAAAGGATTGATTATGGGTCATGATGATGAAGGCGAAACAACTGCAACAACATATGACTTACAAGAAGTTGTTGACAGGGTAGAGTTTTTACCCGAAGGACACAGAGAAGAACCATACATGGAGTTTATAGCTTTATCATGAACAGTAAACAATTAAAGAAACTTCGTAAGCTTATCAAACCTTTACAGGTTGAGTGGCTTCAATCTATATTGCCCGAAGACCAAGGCAATGTAATTACTGTGGATAATGTTGAGGAACTAATGCCCGATCAAACTCATGCCTTTGGCAATCGTCAAATGCATTTATCTTTTATGTCTGACAAGTGGATTATGAAAGTCTTAAAATCTAATCCACACATTACAACATACAAAGAACTTGAAGAAGTAAATAAACAAGAACAACATAAATATTTAGATAGGAGATTTTAATGGATGAGTACATCATGGATGTCGAACTAGACAATGAACGAACAACACTTAAAACATTTTCAAGAACTGTTGAGGGTGCAATAGATAACATTGTCAAAATGAATTCAGTTCAAAAACTTTTTAACATAGGTAATGTAAATACCCAAGAGACTTGGGAGTTTGATGAAGACATTAACGAACTAAGAAATTTAAGAAATAAATTACCTAAAAACATTGAGATGTTTTTTAAGGTAGGAGAAAATTAAAATGGAATTTATATTAATAGTAGTGGCTGTTGTTACATTATTAACAACAACAGTTTTGTACATGTACTTGGTAGATGAGGAAAAGATAGAACCACATATACCACCAAGAGTACAGCGTGGAAACTTTTGGGATGCAGAAACTAAGAAGTTTTACAAATGGGATGAGTTAATGGAACTTAAAAAAGAGAGGGAGATAAACAATGACTGAGTTTTATGAAGCTGTTGAACAGCAGAAAGAAATATTAAAAAAAGAAGCTGAAGCCAATCAAGTAAAATCTATTGACATAAGAATCAATGACGGTAAATGGACAAAGAGTACAACTGATTATGTTTCGGGTAGAAGAGTTACAGAGTTTAACGATAAGCGTAAAAAAAATATAGAGGAGTATTATGGCGAAGACGTGGAATAAAACTGCTCATGTATCTGCCACACAAGGCAGAGGTAAGAAGACAAGTCAAGGTAGAGGTAATGTTGCTTTCTCTACCATGAACAAGAACAAGAAAAGCAACTTTAAAAAATATCGAGGGCAAGGTAAATGAACGAGAAAAAAATAACAATTAAAATTCCAGCAAGACATTTGGAATGGATTAAAAAGAACTATCGTAAATCTAAACGAGGTGTGAATAGTTTGTTTGAGTATGGTGGTATAGATATCCAAGAGGTACATGCCATAGCAGACTTACTGTATCATCTTAATGAAGCATTTGAAATTGAAGGTGGTGAATGACAGTACAAGATTTAATAGATAATCTAAACACTATCACTGACAAAACTTTAAATGTTCGTGTGTTAGAAAACAATCCTAACAACTCTGATTACAATTTAGAAAATTATTGGATAGATAGAATTGATGTAGCTAACACAGGACAAAGTGGATACGAACTACATGGTGAAGTTGTTTTAATTGGAGAAGCTTAATGAACATATTTTATTTTGATGAATGTCCAACTGTATCAGCAGAAGCACAGCCTGATAAGATGTTAGTCAAGATGCCACTAGAAACAGCACAAATGTTATGTACTGCACACCGAGAACTAGATGGTGATGAGTACGCAGATGCCAATGGACTTTACAAACGTGCCTACTGGAATCATCCATGTACTATATGGGCAAGAGAATCTAGCTCTAACTACTCATGGTTATACAAACACTTCCTAGCATTAGGTATGGAGTATGAGTATAGATACGGTAGGAAACATGCAAGTGTTGTCAAATTAGAAGAACCATTGAGCAAGATGCCTGACAACATTACACATACAAGTCTAACACCACTAGCACAGGCTATGCCTGAGGAGTATAAGAATGAGGATGCTATCATTGCTTATCGTGATTACTGCATTAACGAAAAACACTATGCCAAATGGGAACGCAATAGAGCTAAGCCTGTATGGTGGACAACACAGGAGGTTGCATGAACTACATATACGAAAGGATGATGGCTGAAGGAGAGACAGCTATCTTTGACAGAGATGAACTCAGAAGGTTTGAAGCTTATGTAGCAGATAACTATCAAGAATTTTATGAAAGTAAAGCAGCTTATGAAGTAAAAAAAGATGGAGAAAATTTCTTAGTTACTTTATTTGAAAACCCTGTGATAAGTATGGAAGAAATATTGCTTGACATTCAAGACTGATTCTGTTATACTTGGTATCACAATGAGTAACCAAACATATCAAGCCCTCTATCTCCAATTGAACAGATGGTTTGGTGCAGCTAATGCTGTGGCTTCTAGGGTAGCTACTCACAACCCTTCCAACTTCACAACAACGCTATAAAGGAGGAAACGCATATGGCAATATTAGAAGGAACAGCGTACTGGGCTAGTATAACGACACCCAATACGACATTTGAACCCGTGTACACAGTCAACTTAGTGGTTGATGATGAGACAGCAAACGAGTTTGCATCTCGTGGACACAAAGTAAAACAGATGGATGAAGGTCCTGCTGTTATAATCAAACGTAAAGTAAATGGTCCTAACGGAATGGTTAGACCTGCACCTCGTTTGATGAATGCTGAGAAGCAGGAAGTCACAACTGCTGTTGGTAATGGATCAAAAATTAAAGTCCAGTACAACGAATACAGTGGCGAAGGTAAGTTTGGTCCTTACACAGGATTAGATTTACAGGCAGTAATGATTACCGATCTTGTGCCTTACAAGAATGGTGATGGTGATGAGTTCTTATCCGATGGAGAAGAATTCTAATGATTATTACTATCAACAATGATGATGGTACTACCAACTTTGATGTCAATAACATTACTGATGATGCAGTGAAGCAAGAAGCAACAGTTATTGTACAGAAGGTTGGTAACCTACAGGTTGTCATTGAAGCCTTAGACTTTGCTAGTCGTACCCACAGAGCTAACTTAGAAGAGTTGCTTAAGGGTAGAGACGAAGCTATAGTCGAACCAGCCGAAGAAACTGACGAAGAATCTTCAAAATAAACAACTCGGCTAGGTGTAAAAGCCTAGCCACTTTTCTAAAGGAGATAGAATGCAAGAACAAAGTAAATTCGTACGACACAAATTACCCTGCCCATCATGTGGTGGCTCTGACCCTGTGTCTATGAACGAGGACAAGTCTGCTCATTGCTTTAGCTGTGAGACACACTTCCCTAATTATATTGATGCTTGTGATGGTAAAATTATGGACACAAATCCTAAACCTAAAGTAAGTAATACTTTTCTTAACACATATACTGGTAGCTTTGGTGCTCTTACAGACAGATGTATTTCTGAAGACACAGCTAAGAAGTATGGAGTAAGACGAGTAGTAAGTACAGATAACAAAGTGTCTCAACACATCTATCCATTCTTCAATGGTAACGAAGTGGTTGGTACTAAGACACGTTTTGTAGACAACAAGAACTTTGCATTTGCAGGTACGTATGAAGGCACTGGTTTATTTGGGGAACAGTTGTTCCGAAATACTGGTGGTAAGTATCTAACAATTGTTGAAGGTGAGTGTGATGCTATGGCTGCTTATGAATTGATGCAGTCAAAGTGGGCATGTGTCTCGTTAAAGCGTGGTGCATCAGGTGCTGTTAAAGATATACGAGAAAGCATTGAGTTTGTTGAATCATTTGAGAACGTAGTATTATGTTTTGATAATGACAAGGCAGGTAAAGAAGCAGCTAGAAAGGTTGCTCGTATATTAAAACCCGGCAAGGCTAAGATAGTCACCCTACCTAATGGATGTAAGGATGCTAATGACATGCTTCGACAGAAGAAGTTTCAAGCTTTCATGTCTGCATGGTGGGAAGCTAGAACCTACACACCATCAGGTATCATGGACTTGTCTGCTCAAAAGTCTGAATGGTTACATCGAGAGACTAAGGAAAGCATTGCCTATCCTTGGGAAGGTCTGAACAAGAAACTATTTGGTATGCGTAAAGGTGAGCTTGTAACTCTTACAGGTGGCACAGGACTAGGTAAGTCTAGTGTGACTCGTGAGCTTGAACACTGGCTAATTAAAAATACTGAAGACAATGTAGGTATTGTAGCTCTTGAAGAGAACTGGTTACGAACTGCTGATGGTATTATATCCATTGAAGCTAATGATCGAGTGTATCTTAACGAGAGACGAGATCAATACACCGAAGAACAACTAACTAATCTGTTTGATAAAGTTATACCTAAAGGTCGTGTGTTTATCCATGCCCATCTTGGGGTCACAGATATTGATGAAGTATTCTCTAAGCTACGATATATTATTGTAGGCTGTGAATGTAAGTGGGTGGTTGTAGACCATCTTCATATGTTAGTCAATGTCATGGGTGAAGGTGATGAACGTAGAGGTATTGATTCACTTATGAATAGATTGCGTAGTCTTGTTGAAGAAACAGGAGTGGGTATGATACTTGTATCTCACTTACGTAGAGCATCAGGTGACAAAGGACATGAGCAAGGGATTGAAGTCTCTCTTTCACACCTCAAAGGTTCAGCAGGGATAGCACAACTATCTGATTGTGTAATTGCACTAGAACGTAATCAACAAGCAGAGAATCAAGACGAAGCTAACACTACAAGAGTACGTGTACTTAAATCAAGATACACAGGTGATACTGGATTAGCCTGTAGCTTACGTTACAACAATGAAACTGGTAGGCTCTTTGAGTTATCAGAGGAGGAAACATTTGACAACACAGAATTCTAAAATTATATTTGACATAGAGTGTGATGGTCTTAAACCAACAAAGCTACATTGTATTGTAGCCAAAGAAGTTGGTGGTGAGGTACATGAGTTTACACCTGACAAGCTTGAAGAAGGTTTAGAGTTTCTTAGCAATGCCGGTACACTAATCGGACACAACATCTTACGTTTTGATTTAGATGTTATTAAGAAACTAACTGGTGTAGATTTATATCACAAGAAGATTGAAGATACTCTTGTTATGTCTAGGTTGTTTAAACCTATCCGAGAAAACGGACACAGTTTAAAGACGTGGGGTTATCGTGTAAACTTTGCAAAGCAAGAACAACCCATAGACTTTGACGAATATACACCACAGATGCTAGAGTATTGTGTCAATGATGTTAAACTAAATGAGTTAGTTTACTATGCATTGCTTCAAGAACAAGTAGGTTTTAGTCAACAGTCAATTGATCTTGAACACAGGGTTGCTCGGATAATGTCTGATCAAGAAAACAACGGGTTCAAGTTTAATGAAAGACAGGCTACTACATTACTTGCTGATCTTAAAACTAAGATGAATGAAATAGTCGAGGAAGTACAACGCACATTCAAACCTAGGATGGTTGATGTAAAATTAGTTGTACCTAAGTTTAAGAAAGATGGTGAGTTGTCTAAGTCAGGATTGACAAAAGAAGAGTATGACACTTGTATGACACAAAAGAAATACAAGCCCTTTATGCGACAAGAACTTAAAGAGTTTAACTTAGGCAGTCGTAAACAGATTGGTGAGTATCTTGTTGAGGTAGGTTGGAAACCTAAACGTTTTACACCTACAGGTCAGCCGATTGTAGACGAGGGTACTCTTAAAAAGATTACTCACATACATGAAGCTAAACTAATCGCAGACTTCCTACTATATCAAAAGCGTATAGCTCAGATACAATCATGGTTGGATGCACTAGAAGATGATGGTAGAGTACATGGTTCAGTCATTCCTAACGGAACTATTACTGGTCGTATGTCTCATAACCACCCTAATGTGGCTCAAGTACCGGCTGTTTACAGTCCTTTCGGTAAAGAATGTAGAGCTTGTTGGACTGTAGAAGACGGGAATGTTTTAGTTGGAGTTGATGCTTCAGGACTAGAACTTAGAATGTTAGCACACTATATGAACGATGAGGAGTACATACATGAAGTGGTCAACGGAGACATACACACAACTAATCAAAAACTTGCAGGACTTGAATCACGAGATACAGCAAAGACTTTCATCTATGCCCTCGTATACGGAGCAGGAGATGAAAAGATTGGGAGTGTGGTTGGAGGATCAAGAAAGCAGGGTAAAGAACTTAAGCAACGCTTTCTCGATAATCTCCCCACATTTAAAACTCTTAAGGACAAAGTACAAGGAGCTGCAAAGCGAGGATACTTAATGGGAATAGATGGTCGTAAGATTTATATAAGACACGAACACGCTGCATTAAATAGTTTATTACAGGGTGGTGGTGCTATTGTAATGAAGAAAGGATTGGAGATACTTGAAGCAAGACTTAAGATAACTGCTGTACCACATAAGTTTGTAGCTAACATTCATGACGAATGGCAGATTGAAGTACCAGCATGTAATGCTAACAAGGTAGGACAACTTGCAGTGGATAGTTTAAAACAGGCAGGAGAACATTTTAATATGAGATGTCCTCTTGATGGTGAATATAAAATAGGAGGAGATTGGAGTGAAACACACTAAAACATGTAGGGTTTGTGATGTAGTTTTGGTTTCGGGTAGTAAGACAACCAACCCCAAAGGTAACTGTTACCAGTGTAATATGAACTTAGGACAACGTATATGTAATTCTTGTGTTCAAAAATATAGGAGAAAACATGTTTCAAATGCTAGGAAAAGTAAACAAGTCGGAGATAATCAACATCTTCAAGATATGCAAAAAGCAGCAGCAGGTAGAGCAAAAAAACATAATGTTCCTTGTACCCTTAAGGTAAAAGATTTACGAGATATAATAACAAAGGAGTGTCCTATCTTAGGAATTAAATTTGAATTAAATAAAGAAGGGCAAAAGTGGGGTAAAGGTAAAGGTAAAAACAACTGGCAAAATTCTCCTTCTTTAGATAGGATAGTGCCTGAGAAAGGTTATGTAAAAGATAATATTATTATTGTTTCTCTTATGGCTAACTCAATTAAAAACCAAGCAACACCTGAACAAATATTAACAGTAGGTAACTTTTACAAAAAGTTATACAAAGAAAAAGGAATAACTAATGACTAAAGAAAAAGAACTTGACAACTTGGTGAAGGACAACTATAATAAGTTTAAGTCTGAATCAGGACACTGGTATACCCAAGAAGGTGAGCCTATGTATACTATCATAGGTGCTAATGGTAAAGAAAGAAACACTACACTCAGAGATGCTAAGTCTTTAGGTTTAGTTCCGTCTGTGACAACTATCATGGGTATTATAGCCAAGCCATCTTTAGAGACTTGGAAACAAAAACAATTACTTAATTCTTTCCTTACCTTAGAACAAGGAGAAGATGAAACAATTGAGTCTTTTTATTACAGATGTCAAACAGATTCTAAACAGGTAGGTATCCAAGCTGCCCAGCAAGGGACAAAGATACATGGTATGATTGAGAAAGGTTTTTTAGGTAAGACTAAAACTAAACCTTACAAAGCAATCAAGAAGTATTTAGATGAAGCTTTTCCTAACGAAGAGTGGATAGCAGAAGATTCTTTCTGTGCTGATGCAGGTTATGGTGGAAAGATAGACTTGTATTCTAAGTCAGGAATATTTATAGATTTTAAAACCAAAGATAATCTAAAAGGTAAAGACCCAGCGAAGTTGGTGTTCGATGAACATGGAATGCAGTTGTCAGCATATGCTCAAGGCTGTGGCTTTGATGATGTAGAACGAGTATCTATATTTGTAGACAGAAAAGATACAGGCTTGGTCCTTCCTTTTGTTTGGGATAAAGAATCACATACTAAACACTTAGGAATGTTTAATGCTATGCTAACTTACTGGAAGTTAGTTAAAAACTATGACTCGTCTGTATTATAATGGTAGGATTTAGAAAACCTCGTAAACCGAGACCTAAAAAAACAGGTGTACCTAAAGGATACGATAGTTTATGGGAAGTTAAACTACATGAGACAGTTCTTAAAGATTGGGAACATCATTGGGAACTGTATGATTACATTGTTAAACACAAATATGAACCAGACTTTGTTAAAGTAATTAATGGTAAAACTATTTTACTTGAAGCTAAAGGCAGGTTTTGGGACTATCCTGAGTATAGTAAGTACATACATATAAGAACAGCACTACCAAAGGACACTGAGTTAGTGTTTTTATTTCAAAAACCTTATGCACCTATGCCGGGAGCTAAGATGAGAAAGGACAGAACAAAACGAACCCATGCTGAATGGGCTGAGAAAAACAATTTTAGATGGTATAGTGAAGACACACTACCGATGGAATGGAGTAACTATGGATTATAAATTTAATGAACGAGAATTAATTTTAGAATTAAAATACTATATTAATGATACATATGGTGAGCACTACGCTTCAGATAAGTATCAAGCTACTGATGTAATCATTGACTCGGGTCATGGCGAAGGGTTTTGTATGGGAAACATTATGAAGTATGCAAAAAGGTATGGAAATAAAGCAGGAAAGAACAGAAAAGACTTGCTTAAGATATTACATTATGCTATAATAATGCTTCACATTCATGATAAGGAGTCACAGAATGGTTGACGATAAAGTAGGTATCAAGGAATATCTTGGTATAAAAATTAATTACAGTAATGAAAAACTATTAGATAAGTTTAGCCTTGACACACTCAAGGACAGATACTTATGGGAGAATGAAACACATGCACAAGAAGCCTTCGCAAGAGCATCAGTCTTTGCAGCTACATACAAAGGTCACACAGACTTTGAATTGGCTCAAAGGCTTTATCACTACAGTTCCAATTGCTGGTTCATGTTTAGCACTCCTATACTTAGCAACGGGGGAACAAGTCGTGGGCTTCCTATTAGCTGTTTCCTTAATTATGTACCTGATAGCAGGACTGGTTTATCAGATCACTATGATGAAAATATATGGTTGGCATCTTCGGGTGGAGGTATTGGTGGATATTGGGGTGACATTAGGAGTAACGGTATATCTACTACTCACGGGAGTCGTTCTACTGGTTCAATTCCTTTCATACATGTAGTTGATTCACAGATGTTAGCCTTTAATCAAGGCACTACAAGACGTGGAAGCTATGCAGCTTACATGGATATATCTCATCCAGAGATTGAAGAGTTCATCAACATGCGTAAAGAATCTGGTGGTGATATTAACAGGAAGAATCTTAATCTTCACAATGGTATCAACATTACCAACGAGTTCTTGAAAGCTGTTGAAGAAGATGCAGACTTTAGATTGATAGACCCTAAGACTAACGAGCCGACTAAGATTGTAAATGCTAGAGACTTGTGGTGGCAGATCATTAATGCTAGAGCAGAAACAGGTGAACCTTATATGGTAAACATTGATAGATGCAATGAAGCCTTACCTAAAGAACAAAAAGATTTAGGTTTAGAAATCAAACAGAGCAATCTTTGTTCTGAGATTACTTTACCTACCAACGAAGAACGTACAGCAGTGTGTTGTTTATCTTCTGTCAACTTAGAATACTTTGACGACTGGTCAGAGAATCCTATGTTTATTGAAGATTTAATTACCATGCTTGACAATGTTCTTCAACATTATATAGACAATGCAGTAGACACAGACAGTCTAGGAGAATACAATGCAAACTTTAAAAGATTTAAAAAACATATTAAAGAAGGTAGGGAAGGCTTTACTAAATCTGCCTACTCTGCTTATAGAGAAAGGTCGTTGGGTCTCGGTGCGATGGGCTTCCATTCGTATCTCCAATCACGCAACATTCCTTTTGAAGGTATCTTCGCTACGGGCTTCAACTATAAAGCTTTTAAATACATTAAAACACAGGCAACCAAAGCTTCTGAAAGACTTGCAGAGGACAGGGGAGAAGCTCCTGATGTCAGTGGTAGTGGCAGGAGGAACGCTAATCTACTCGCTGTTGCTCCTAACGCTAGTTCTAGTATCATATGTGGTGGTACTTCTCCTTCGATTGAGCCATATCGTGCTAACGTTTATACGCACAAGACTCTTTCAGGTTCGTTCCAAGTAAAAAACAAATACTTAGAAGAGGTATTACAAGATAAAGGTTTAAAGAAAGATGAGTTGACTGCATTGTGGAAAGACATTGCAGGTAACGAGGGTTCAGTACAGCACCTTGATATTCTTACAGATGATGAGAAAGAAATATTTAAGACTGCTAATGAGATAGATCAGATATGGATTATAGAACATGCAGCTAAACGACAAGAGTTTATTTGCCAAGCACAGTCTGTTAACCTTTTCTTTACACTGCCAAAAGCTACAGAGCCACAGGAAGTGCACGATGAGTACATGCAGTATGTCAATGATGTACACTGGTACGGTATGAATAAACTAAAGTCTTTGTACTACTTTAGAACTAATGCTGCAAGAAATGCAGAAAATGTAAACGTTAAAGTTCAGCGTATTAAACTAGATGATGCTGAGTGTATAGCTTGTGAGGGATAGTATGGGTTGTTGGCACTGTGGAACAGAACTAATATGGGGTGGAGATCACGACATAGAAGATGAGAACGATGAGTATATTATGGAAACGAATTTAAGTTGTCCTAAATGTAACTCGGCTGTTATTATTTATTTACCAAAGGATTAATATGAAACAATCAGAATTTGACAAGGTGTTTAGTCAGAAGTTTTCTGGTTTTACAAGTAGGATGTGGTTAGATTATTGTGATGAAAATAATAATCCATTCGCAAAAACAAAAGATTACGCAGGATATGTAATTGAAAATTTAAAATATTTAGTTAAGAAATTTAACAAGGAGAACAGATGAGCTTATTAGACACAAGAGATTACTACAAACCATTCGATAATCCGTGGATGTTTGACTACTATGTCTTACAAAACCAAATGCATTGGATGCCGGAGTCAGTACCTTTACATACAGATGTTAAAGATTGGCAAGAGTTAGATTCAAAAGAGAAGAACTTACTCACACAAATCTTTAGATTGTTTACTCAATCAGATGTTGACGTAGGTGCAGGTTACGTTGATAGATACATGCGTATCTTTAGAAAGCCTGAAGCTAGGATGATGATGGGTTCTTTTGCTAACATGGAATCTATTCATCAACATGCTTACAGCTTACTACTTGATACAGTTGGTATGCCTGAGATAGAGTACAAAGCTTTTGCAGAGTACGAAGAAATGGCAGATAAACATGAGTATGTACACAAGATTAAGACAACTAAGTCTGATAAGAAAAGTATTGCAAAAACTTTAGCAGTCTATTCAGCTTTTACAGAAGGACTACAGTTGTTTAGTAGCTTTGCAATCTTGTTAAACTTTCCAAGGTTCGGCAAGATGAAAGGTATGGGACAGATAGTTACTTACTCTATACGTGATGAGTCTATGCACGTGGAAGCGATGACTAAGTTGTTCAGAGAATTTATACAAGAAAACTTAGATATCTGGACAGATGATTTTAAAGCAGAACTCTACGAGATTTGTAGACAGATGGTAACACTAGAAGATAAATTCTTAGACCTAGTGTTTGATATGGGAGACCTTGAAGGTCTTACCAAGAAAGATATGTATGCTTACAATAGATACATAGCTGATAGAAGATTGTTACAGCTTGGTCTTAAAACAAACTATGACCAACGTGAGAATCCTCTAGGTTGGTTGGATGAAGTGATGGGTGTTGAACATCAGAACTTCTTTGAAGGTCGTGCTACTTCTTATATGAAAGCAGGACTACGTGGTAGGCAAGACAAAATAAGTTTTGCAAGGATTGGTGATGAGCAGAACTAAACGCACAGAAGCAAAGCTTGTAAGCTATACTTTGTTTTATGACTTAACGGGTAAGCTGGTCACCGAAAGAACCAGCACAGATATAAAAGATTTAGAAAAGTTTTTTACACCTGAAGAGTATAACACTTTAAAGACTGTTATAAGAGAAGCAACGACTAAGCTTGATAAGATTCATAATGAAATTGAAGCTCATTTGAATGCAAGATTATTAAGTTAAATACGATAACGTCAATAAACCTAAGATGATTATTGGTAAAAAGAAATCTTGATTCATAGACCTTCTAGTCATTATTTATCTTTATTTGATGAGCCAAAGTAAAAACTTATTACAGCAGTTGCTATACCTGTGAGTGAACCAATAATAAGCATGACAATATCATCGCTTGAGTCAGGCACGGGAAAAGCTGTAATATAAAATATGTAACTTAAGAATCCTGCCATTGACAAAGTTCCTAAAACTGTAGGAGTCCAATCGCCTGAGAACTTAGACCTTGCATCTTTTCTATCGTCAACCTCTAAAGCATAGATATCTACATCTAATTCTTTCATCTGAACTTCAAAGCCTTTCTCAGCTTTTTTAAGTTCAACCATTTGCTCTGCTGTAATGTTCTGCATGGCTTGTTCTATAGATTTTGGGTTGTTAGCTACACCTAAAACACTGCTTAGTATCTGACCAGCTTGTCCTCCTATTGGACCACCAAGTGCAGCACCAAGAGTTGGGGCTAGAGTACCTAATATACTTTTTAATTTTTTCATTCTAATCTCCTAGTGTGAGTGTTGATTCAAGTAAATCGTTTACAGAGTCTATTAGATATTGAGGTATGTCTGCACCTAGTATATCATCTTCACTATAAGCAATCATATAAGACTCAAGTAAGTCTTCATATAAAGGTCTGAAATCTTCTCGTTGTACCCAAGGCTCGTTACATTGTGTACGAGCTTTACAATCTATTCTGTAAGCTTTATCTAATTGTTTTTCTGTGTATAATAACATTATTGATCTAATACAATTTGTTGTAGCTCAATGCTACGTCTACCTACTTGAGTAAACCATCGACTATCCTGCATCTCTGCAGCCATTTTATTCCAGTCGTGTTCTCTACAAGCTTTCAACATGTTACGAAACTTTGAAAGTCTTGTACCACCTAAGTTAAAACACATGTTGACTAACACATGTTGTATTTTTTCGGGTAGTTTATAAAAATTTTCTTTATCACCAAACACATGTATAGCTTCTGCATAGTGTCTATCAAAGTCTATGGTGTAGTATCTATCTACAACCTCTTGAGATACAGGTGTACCAACTTCCCAATCATATTCAGGGTCATTAGGTTGACATAGATGACCAACTCCTAGAGTCTTATAGCCTAAACTATCCATATAAATCTCTAGGACTTCGCCCTCGTGTCGTTTTATTTCAGCTTTACATTGTTCGATGTTCACTTTCTTTTCCTTTTTCTTTGTTTAAGTTTTTCTTTAATAGAACCACCCTTGTATGCAAACAGTCGTTCTTCTTCGTCTTGTAAAACAACACCAGCCTGTACATCATACGGAACACCAGTCATTCTATCAATTCTTTCATCAGGTTCATCAATAACATTCGGTACGTTTAAAACTATACCACCTTTAGAATATAATCTAGGTTTTTTATCTTTTTTAGAAGTGCTACCACGTGCCCAGCTTCTTAAATTTTTTCTAGTTCCATCTCCTAAAATAATATCATAAGCCGAATATCCCGGTAAATTTGTAGCTACAAGTTCAGCCACACCTTTTCTATATAAAATACCATCAATAAAATCTTGTGGTAAAGGACCTGCTACTGTTTTTAAAGCAGCAGCTACATCTCCAACGTTTCTAGAAGCTTCTGAGTTATATCTATACCCATAATCAAGTGGACCTAAACCTCCCCAACGTCTAACAGCATCTAATAAAATTTCTCCATCAGGTTTTCTTTTTCCTGTTTCTTGATCTATTTCATTGTTACCATTACTTCTTAAATAATTACCCATATGAGCAACACTTGTCATTAATACGACAGTTGGTAAAACTTTACCAAGACCTACAGTCATTGGATTTTTTAAAGATTCATTTGCAAATCTTTTTAAAATTGTATTATTAAAGACTGTTGGATATCCAGCAAACTGTACTAACATGGTAGCTGCTGGAGTTGAAAACCAAGTTGGTCTATTAGCTTCTGCAGTACTTGGGTTTAAAATAATTTCTTTGGTAAATCTATTAGCTCCTCTTGTTAAATCTTGTTGATAAAAACTAGCTGTTTTAGCTGAGTCAAAATCAAAAACCCCATCAACATTGTATTTTTTATACCAATTCACAGCATCGTCTGCTTGTATACCTAACTCATTAAGCTGTCTAGTATAATATTCTGTTTGGCTTTTACTTAATTTACCTTCTGACAATAACTTAGCATTTTTAGTAATTAATCTTTTACCTGTTGTAAATGAAGCTAACTGTACTGCTTTAGTCCATTGAGTTAATAAATTAGTTTTAAAAAAACCTTGTTGTAAATTTTTTGCAAGATTACTTTGTATACCTTCTCCCATTAAACCTTCAAGTCTTTCAAGAACAGACTGCTCTAATGCTAATCCAGTTTTATAAAGTTCTTGCCATGTTTCATCATCTAAATCTTTAATACCTTTAGTTTTTTTACGCAAAACCCCACGTTGTAATCCTTTAATAGTTCGATCAATTACGCTACTACCTTCTTTTCTAATAGCTTTACCAAGGTCTTTTGCTGCATTTAATCCATCAGGAAGACCAGCCCTACTTAATAAAATAATAGGCTCGGTAACACTAGAAAGAGTTGCTAAAGGTAAGTGAGCCATTTGCTGTATAAGCTTACCCCAATCAGAAAAATAAGACCCAACTTTAGTGTTTTTAAATACAGAAGATTGATAAGTTTCAAAGCCAGTTAATCTTTCAATCATTTTATAAATATTATCACCAACTTCATTAGCATCTTGAATACTCATACCGGAAGCTCTTAATTCATCAATAATAGGATCAATTTTTTTAGTTCTTATTTCCCCAATTGTCTTACCAAAATATTTAGCTCTAGCTGTTGCTCTAGAAATATTTGTAAAATAACCTTCTAATAAAGTTTGTACATCATTTTCTAAAACATAATCAATATCATTATCTTTAAGATTTGTAAATCTTCTAGGTTGTACATAACCACTTACAGTCGTACCTTTTTTACTTGTTAATCTTAATTCTAAAGGAGTAAATCTATTATCAAGCATATCCTGTACAATTTTATTAGCTTTTAATTGTTTTGCAGATAATAACTCTTCTGCAGTTGCATCAGCTACTTCTCTAACCCTACCATTACTTGCTCTTTCAATAAAGTTCATGCCAAAAGTTTCAGAGTCAACTCCTAAATCTCCAAGACGATTACCTTTAATAACTGTACCATCGTCTAATCTAGCAATTTCAATTACATCTTTTTCATTCATAGGATTAGCATGTCCTGATTCAATAAGCTGTTTTTCAAACCTAGCTCTATTCGCTTTATTAGATAAAGCACTATAGTTAAATACTCTAGGTAAATAATTTTGAACTTTTGTAGTACCTGCTAAAAATATACCAGCTTTTTGTCCATTAGAAAAAGCTTTATTTAACTCAACTCTTGCTCCAATAAAAGCTTCAATGGCAGCATCATCTATGTCAATTACATTTCCATTAGATAATTTATATTCTTTTAATTTTGAAAGGTCTGTACCGTCTTTTGTAAAAACTTTATAGTTATCTCCTTTTAATTGTCTAACTTCTAAAGTATCATCTCTAAGTAAAGAACCTATTTGTTTATTTTGTTTGTCCCAAACTTTAGCTCTCCAACCAACTCTATATAAAACATTAAAAGCTTTAGCTAGTGCAAACTGATGTCCTCCATTTGTTCTAGATAAAAACTCTCCAAATGTTTCAGTGGTTTTTTCACCATCTACTAACGTTATTTCTTGAACACCTTTTTTACCTTTTCTAATTCCGTATGCGTAATCATATCTAAACGAAGCTAATAAATTTTTTAAACTAGGAGCACTTTTAACATAACCTAAAAATTCTGTAACGGGTTTACCTATAGTTCTTGATAGCCACCAATTAACTGTATTATTTCCAATAAAGTTATCTAACTCAGACTCTTCATTTATTTTTTGTCTAGGGTTAATATCTCCAGCATCATCAATAGCTTGTTCATTGCTAAACTTGTATTCTTTTTCTTTAAGAACTTTAGGCATGTTTTCATTAGTTTCAGGAGCTTTTTTAAATTTACCAATCCCAGCTCTAAGTCCACCAGCTAAAATTCCACCAGCAGCTCCACCCATAAGAGATGATTTTGCTGCACTTGTTAAATCAATTTCTCCTTGTAAACCTAAATCTACATCTATATCTTGTATAAAATAATTATGAAGACCTCCCCAAACTAATCCTTGAGAAGCACCCATTAACGCAGTTTCTTTAACTCCTTCTTTAAAAGCTTTATCAGAAATTTGTTTTTGTAAAGTTTTATCTTGAAGTTGTGCTTTAGTAAATTTTTTAAGTCCTTGTTTTGTAGCAAGAGAAGCTGCAGCATTTGTCGTTAAAGATTGCCCACCAGTAGGTACAAGAAAAAAAGCTGTAAGAAGATTTAGAGGATCACTTACAAGATCAATTCCAATATCTTTAAAAGCATTAAATCTCTCTATAAACCCAGAAGTTTCTGCATTTTGAAAAGCATTTGTTAAATAAACGTAGTCTTCTTTTTGTTCGTTAGTCCAACTTCCTACTTCCATTGAACGTTTAAATGCTGCAGTTAAACTATAGTCAGCATCTCGTAAGTATTCAAAGATATCTTCGTTGCGACCCACACCTTCTAAAAATCTTTCTGCTCTCATAGAAAACTCATCATCATTTGCTAGTTCAGTTAAAGTTTTCTTTTTACCTTGTGAAGGTAAAGGAGCAGCTTTATAAGGATCAGTAATTAGTTCTCTATATCCTTCAGCATCTTTAGTAGCTTCAATGTTTTGTAAAGGTACACGAGGACCTGAAAGATAGTTATCTTCTTCTTCTAATTCATTTTGTAATTGAAGATTAGAGATTAAATAATCTAGTTCGGTTGACATAAAATTTAAACGTTCCTGTTACGACCAGCAAAGCTTTTAAAGAAATCTGTAAAAAATTCTTGAGCTGTCATGTCTGATCTATTGCTAAATGAAGAATGTACTTTTGGTTCACCCATAGCTTGTTTAGTAAAGTTTATTATTTCTTTACTTTCTTCAAATTCTTGTCGACTATAGTCAAAAGGCATTGGTATATTTTTAAAAAAATTATTTAATTGTGTAGCTTTTTCAGTTTCAGAAACATTTGGTAAAGCTCTAATTTTTAAATACTCACCCATAAAAGCTAGTTGTTGTTGTTCTTTTGATGATTGAGACCAAGAGTCATCAACTTTATATTTTCCACCTTCTAACGTAGGAGAGTTAATTAGTTCCCCAATCATAGCCGGAACTGGACCTTTGTATCTATTATAAACTAATTCAGTAACCTCACCTTTAGGTCGATAATAAGACTCTCTTTCTATAAAAGAACCTCCGGGGGTTAAACCAAACCCAGCTTTAATATAACTTAATCCTTCTTTTGCAGCTAACACCATACCATACTGAACCCTAAAAGTATCGTCTTTTAATCGGTCTACATATTGATCATAGGTCATATCACTGCCTTTATGATTAGAATTATAAATAGCTCTAATTAATGTTTGATCTCCATTTAAAGGATTTAAAGCTAAAGATAAAGCTCCACCGTCTTGTTCTAATGCTTGACGTTCAAATGATCTTGATGCATCTGTCATAATATCATCAAGTAAATCATCTAAATCTTCCATAGAAATATATTGTGATTTATTAAATTCTGTTTTTTCTTTATCGCTTCCTCTACTTCCATATGTTACCCAAAATCTTTCATCATATAAAGGATAGTCTCCACTTTGAACTAACTGATTTAAACCTTCTAATTGTCGAGGTAAATATTCTTTTAATCTTTGATTTTCTGGTAAATCTAATTTATCTCTCCAAAGTGTTGAAGAATTATTCATAGCTACGAGTTGTTTATTAACTACTTGATTAGTAAAACCTTTTAAATCCATTGCATCTAAAACTTGAGAAATTTCAGCACCTGATAAATCTGCAGAAGTTACACGTTTAAAAATATTAGGATATCCTTCTTTTTTATTTTTGTCACCCATTCTTGCAAAAACATCTTTTACTCCGTTTAAAAGACCTGCTCTATCATTATATTGACTTAATAAAGTTTCGTAATTTTTTCTTTCTATTGCATTTAATTCATTATGATCTAAATTAATTCCTTTTTTAAATAATTCAATACCGTCTTGATCACCAAATAAATTTTTTAAAGTTCCTACAAATGTTTTATATTTATCATTTCTTAAATATTCTTCAGCGTAAGATTTTGCTAGTTCTCTTTGTATAATTGCATAACTATTTTTAGTTTTTAAAGTATCATATTTTGTGCCAAGACCACGTTTAATAGCTGGTTCTGAATAAGGATTAATAGCAACTGTAAATCTTTCAAACTCAGGGCTACTATAAAAATTTTCTAGTTTTTCTTTTTCAGTTTTAAATGTAACTCCATTAGCTTTCGCAGATTCACTCCATTCATATAAAGGTTGAACTAATAAAGAAGCATTATTAATTTCTTGAAATTGAGTTTTATTATTTGCTAACTCAAAAGTATAAGCATCTTCTAATTCTTTAGCTCTTTTTTTATAAGCACCTTTAAAAATAGATTGACCAGCTAAAAGCAAACCCAGAGCTTGTTGAACTCTTTGATTTTTTCTAGAAGCCTTCGCAGCTCTTTTTTCTCTTGTTTCTTTTTGTTGTAATAAAGATGTACCAATCTCAGAGACTGACATGTCTTTATAATTTTTCATTATATCGCTAAAGTTGTCTGCCATTTTATATTACCTCTGGTTTATCAAGTAAAGCCTTACCGGGTTTAGTTTGTTGTTTTTGTAAAATACTTGCTCTAATTTTACTTGTATCTAAATTATCTAATTTAGTTTTTATATCTGTACCTACTGAAGCAGGACTAATATTAGCCGGTTTCATGTCTTGAAATTTAGCTCTTGATCCTGCAGCATTTCTAACGTTGTTTGTAAAACTTACATCTTCTTCTATATTTTCATCTGTTTCGTCAATAGCTACATCATCGTCTCTAGAAAGTACTGGGTCTATTCCTGCTTTTTCAGCAAGTGCTAGTAACATGTAAGCAGTAGGCTCAAGTTGAGTAAGCATCATGTCAGGATTCATTTTACCTTTATTAAAACCAGTCATAAGTAGCATTTGTGCTATGTCCATTACTGGCATTTTGTTAGACATTAATTCTAAAACACTTTCTAAATTATCATCTTTTAATAAATCTAAAAATATTTTTTCTGTTAGTTGTTTTTGACCTGTAAATTCAGGTGGTCCTTCCCAAGGATATTTTTGTTCAGGATTATTTGTTAAAGACTGTCCCGGAATAGGAGCATCAAATAAAAAAGGTTTTGATTCTTCTGCTATTGCATTTGGATTTTTCATATTTTATACCTGTATATCACTAAGTTGAAACCCGTATGGATTTGCTTGTTGTGCTAATCTAATTTTATCTTGCATATTATCAAACGATCCTACAATAGATGTACCATAAACAGTTTTTAAATAATCTGTTACGATATCAGGAGACTGTGTAAACTTTTCTACGTCTACAAAGTTTTGTTGTCTTGGACCTACAAATCCTTGATTACTTCCACTTTGTAAAAAGCTTTGTCCAAAGTCTCCAAAGTAATCTTGTTGTTGTTCTATAAGACTTGCATTGTAGGCAGCTATGTCGGCTTCGTTTTGTTCTAATGCAGTTCCATAAGCACTTACTGGTGCTATTTTTTTATAAGCTGAATATTCTTTACTACCTTTAATAAATTCTTTTGTAGTTTGCCCTTTCTTTTTACCATCTAATAAACTTGATTTTTCATCTGTAGTAGTAGGTGAAGATATAATTGGAGTTGTATCTGTTTCAGGAAATAAATCAGGATAGGCTTGTTTTCTTACTTCATCGGCTGTAGTTAAACCACCTTCAATAGCTTTTAAAGTATCTTCAGGGTTTAATCCTAATTTTGTAGCAGCATCTTCTACACCAACAGTAGACTTTTCAACAAAACCACCAGTAACATCACTTACAAAATCTCTAAAAGCACTACCTGCTCCTCTAGCTCCTTCTTTCATAAAGGGTTTACTAACTGTATTCATACCTGCTTCAATAACATCAGTAACTTTATTAAATACTCTACCAACACCATCTTTTAAAAACTTACCAGCTTTTGAAATACCATTAAATATTGGTTGAAAAAAACTAGCCATTGGTCCAGTTGTTAGCCACGTTCCTACACCCGGAAGTATAAAAGATAACGCAAGGCTTCCTATAGGACCTAACTTACCAAAAGCTCTAGCTATTTTACCTAAACCTTTTTTAAGTTTACGACCTACCTTACGAATACCTCGTGCAATTTTTTTACCTATCTTTCTTAATTTACCCATAATATTTCCTAGTCTAACCAGCCTTCTACTAATTTTGTAATAGCTGTTAAGTTTGAACTCCAGTTACTTTCTTTAGCTGTAGCTCCTTCGTTTCCTAATGCAGCAATCATTAAAGAAGCTTTACGTTGTTCATCGTTATCCCAACGTTTGAATGTATAATCAGCTTCATCACGAAGCTCTTGCCATAAAAAGTTTTGTGCAGCAGTTGATAATCCAAAAGCATTCTGTGCATTTTGTTGGGCTACAGCATTTAAAGCTGCAGTCTCTGCTGTGTTTGCTTGTCTTCTCCATGCTACATTAGATTGTTCTATTTGTGTAGCATTCGTTATATTAAACTGTTCTCTTCTTGCTTCTACTTCTGCATTAAATTGATCTATTTGTGTAGCCATTTGTGCATCTAATTTAGCAGCTTCAAATTCATTTGCAACTCTTCTAGCTTCTGCAGCATTAATCTGTGTAGTATTAAATTGCTTCATAGCATTATTTTGTTGTGCATTAAACTGATCTGTTTGAGCTTTAATACTTGTCATAAATTGATTGACTTGGTTTTCACTTGTTGCATTAAATTGTAATGCAGCATTTGATGCAGCTTGGTTGCTTAAAAGTCTTTGTTGTATTTGTTGAGCTTTCAAAACATTTGCTTGTTGCTGATTGTTTAAGTTTTGTAAATCCATTGATAAAAATGCTTGAGCATTTTGAATTGCAAACTTTGTATTTTGATCAGCTTCTGCTAAGTTTCTTTGTGACATTAAAACAGCATCTTGTAAAACACCCTGCTGTTCCATTGTAGCATTTTGAAGACTAGCAGTTTGTAAAAACTTACTGTTGTTTATAGCTCTTTGTTGATCAGCACTAAACTGAGCCATGTCCAGTTGGAATACATTTTGAGCATTAAATAAAGCAGTTTGTTGAGACATTTCTGCATCTTTTAATGCAGCAGTAGCTTCAATAGATTTTTGTTGAGTTACACTGGTTTGAATAGCTTGAGCATTGGCTTGAGCTATAGGTAACGCTGAAGTAATGATAGCATTAAGCAAGGCATCTCTACCTACAGTAGATGCTGACATACCACGTTGAGCTAACATAGCTTCAACACTTGCAACCGCAGGAGCAGCCCAAACAGGAACTTCTCCTTCTTCAATACCATTTAATAATGTATCTATTTGTGTAGATACTAAAGCTTCTTCAGGAAGCCCTTCAACAATTCCTCGTTGTTCTTCTGTAAAATCTGTAAGCCTAGCTTCAAGAGCTTCAGGGTCATTACCAAGTTCTATAATGTCTTCTTCACTTACTCCTGCGTTTCTTAATTGTTTTTTAGCACGAGTAATTTTTGCAAGAGACGTACCAGCTACTTTAGCAGCTTGAGCTTTTGCTTCAGGACTTATAACTCCAACAACTCTTTCTTGTAAAGCACCCGGAATTATCGCAACTTCCGCAGCTTCAATTTTAGGAGTATCTTTAACACCAGCAGCTTTAGCTAATGTTTCTCCAATTTCTTCTGATACTGTTCCTGCAGCAGCTTCTACTACAGCAGTTTCAGGAACTTTAGCGACATCTTCTGCAGCAATAGTAGAAATTTCAAAAGGTTTAGGTTGCTCTGCTTCTGAAACATCTTTAATTGTTGAAACTTGTTCGGGAGATACAGCACCAACAGTAGCAGCTTTAGCTTCTCTTGTTGATTTCATTTGTAACTCTTGAGCTCTTTCAGGAGTTATTTCTGTACCTTTTCTACTAATTTTTTCAGGAGTAGGAATGGTTGGAATGCTGTCAGGTAAAATACCTTGAGCTATATCTTGAGCTTCTTTTCCAGTCTCAATCATTCTAGCTCTACGTTCTTGTCCAAACTCTGCTTCTTGTTCAGGTTGTTTTAATTCTCTAACACGATCAGCTTCTAATCTTGCATTCATTTGTTCAGGAGTTTCACCCGGTGCAGGTGTAGGAGCAGGTGTAGGAGCTGGTGTAGGTGCAGGAGTCGGTGCAGGTGCTGGAGGTCTATTAACTTGATCAAACTCATCTCGACCTCTATTTTGTTCTATAGTTTGAGCTCTAAGGTTTCTTTCTTCTACTGCATCACCTTCACGGTAACCAACCCTACCACCAGTTCTATAGTCTTCTCTAGCTATTCCACCGCTTCTTTTTCTATTTCTTCTTTTTGACATAGTTATTTCCTATATACCTATTTTACTTAACTTCAAAGAGTTTGTCAAGCTTTTCACTGATTTTATCCATTCTTTCCATAATGATGGTCATATCGTTTCTTAGCTCATCTTTGGTTACATAATCTTTTGCAACCTCTTCACGGGTTTTGTTCAGCAATATATCTTGTCTTCTAAGCTCTGAAGTGTTCTGCCTAATCTGAAACCAGATAGGGGCTAAGACTAACGTTATAAAGATGTTCCAAATGATATATGCTGATAGTTCCATGTTATGCTCCTAAGATTGGAAACTCACCTAAAGGTCTTTCCATCACTGGAGACTCTTCAGTACCTGTATTTATGTACTCGTATAAAGCTGCTAAAGCATCTACGTCTGCAGCACCGTCAATAGCTGTACACATGTCATTAGACTTTGTACGCACTGCAGCCCTCCACGTTGCTATATCGCTTGGTACTGCTGTACCACCTTCTGCAGCTCTAACAACCATCCAGTCAGTGCTTTGTAAAGTACCACCGGCTTGAGAGTTGATAGTATCTTTGTGACCTTGACGGATTCCCGGTGTTTTTACATCACCTACAGAAGTTCCTTCTGGCATATCTTCATCGCCTTCTTGCCATAGAACATCATCTAAAGGTTTAGCAGTTGCCACACCGTATGAAGCTGTTACAACTCCATCTGCAAAGTCAAAGCTTTGATTAGTATTAATATAATACTCGTTACTTTTTAGATTTGTGTTGTCGATAACGACCTCATAAATCCCCATAGCTTCTAGTTCAGAAGCTGACCAAAGCATAAAGATATTAGCAGGATAGTTAACTTCTCCCACTGTTATAGCTTTGGGTCTTGTGTAAATTTGGGTTACACTTCCCGATTCTACTAATGCCCACATAATTTTTCTCCTATAATAAAGTGGTTAGTTAAATGTTTAACGTGCTGTACACGGGACACCTGTTGATGTCGTAAA